TTCCTTTGAAAAATTCAACGTGTGCTAAGTCATCAAAAACTTCCTCCATTTCAATATGCGAAAAAAATATTGTGGGGAAAAATATTTTGTTTTATAAGGAAGCCCATGATCCATTCAAGAAAGTTTGGAATGAATACGGGGCGGATAAATCGAGCGGGCCAAAGTGAGGGGAATCGAATTTAGGAAGCACATATGTCCAAATATCTGCTGTGTCGTCATTCAATGTTAGGAAATAATAGCGGATCATGCCTGCATCACAGTCATGGGTAGTGAACACATATTTGTTACCACGTTGTGCCATAATGATGAAACAAAACATTCCGAAACGTCCTTCACGGGTTTTTCCTGTCTTAGAAAGTTCCAACATTAAAGTTGTTTCTTCTCCATTATCAAGACATAAGTGTATATGCTTATCATCTTCATATTCTTTTACTATATTATATACAACATGTGTTCGTAAACTTGTCATTGTTTTATATGTGTATAAAGCCTAAATAAATAATTAAATATGGGTAGATAAAAAAATAAATGATCGATGGAACGGATCAAGCCGTTCCTTATATTCCATATGGAAGTCTGCAAAGTGCAACGAAATCCCTGGCAGATACCCATTCGAGATTAGAATTGCCATTCAAGCGGGTGCTGTAGAAAGTTTTATTTATACTGCCAAAGAAATATGTCCGGCCATTGTTACTCGTGGTCAAATAAATATTTGCCAAGCCTCCAGTAGGCGGGAAACTACTAGCGATAGCGGTCACACTATTTCCTCGATAACATTGTAGGATCTGGGAGTTGCCGACTGCCGGTATGATCGCATATGATATGGTTCCGATATTTTCTTGAATCACCATCGATACTTTTGTACATCCAACCGATGTAAATGGTTGGGGTATGGTATTGTAGAATCCATAGTTTCCACCATATGTGACCGTGATCGCTAAAAATCCCTGGCCATCTGTCGCGCTTGTCAAGTACAAAACGTTATTTACGTTGTCATAGGATAAATACCTGACTGTAACCGGCGGTACTCCGATGAAAAATGATGTATCAGCCTTCGTTGCAAAATTATATGCTCTGACCGTTGTCGGAGCAGTGCTTAGAGTATAGTATAAAATATTATCGTTCATGTTCATGGCCATCGCCACTAAATTCGGGAAGCTTACCGGAGTTCCGTCATAATTCGCGATAAGGGTCTCCGTATGTGCAATACCTGCCAGCTTGTACAGGTTACCAGATGTATCACATCCCATGAAATAATTTTCTGTGTAGTTCAACTCCACATTCGGATACATTTTTAATACCAACTGCACTGCCAGCCCATTCGGATCGTAGGCTGTTATCGGTATGACTGTCGCTTCCTTTTGTCTCACACCCGGTGTAAGCGTTAAAATATTCCCGACAATACTTACTCCAGGCTGTGGATCGGTCGTATACCCAGTGAAATTGCCGAAATTATTGAGATCGTATGAAGTTATTTGTAAATAGTTGTACACAATGGACAATGCCAGTGGACCAACAGGACTGGCAATTGTCACGGTATTTGCATTTTGTGTCACTGTCGTACCTCCTGATCCAACTAGTGTTCTAAGATTTAATGCATTTCCCACGATGCTTTGACCAATAGCTGCCCCGCCTCCTACATTGTTCAAAGTTGTAACACCAGTATCGGTGGACGAAATAGTTATGGAGTCTGAATCACTTGTTAAGTTGACGTTTGCCCCTGCTTTGAGGCTTTTAAAAGTAAAGGTCGTAACTGGAGGTAAGACCATCGCTCCACCATACAAGCCAGTGCCAGTACCGATATTGGTACAATCATAAGAAATGTCGTTTGGAATATTTGAAACATTGTTTCCGCAATCACACATATTTTTATTAGCGTATTATATAAAAAAATAATAATCTAAGAAAGTATTTCAACACCAGATTGATGAACGACATAGTTTGGATAACGCACATTGAACATAACCCATCTACTTCTATAGTCTTTGAGATTCGCAAAGAAACTTTTTGGCATTCCTCCATAATTACAAACCATGTATTCCTGCTGTTTTTTTCCTCCGGCACCAGGGAATATTACGAATTTATCGCATTCAGAAAGTAATACACGTGTTCTTAAGAAATTACACGCCATGTGAGTAGTAAAAATTGCCGAAATATTTTGATGCCTGCCTCTTTGAGCGATGTCGTCCTTTAGAGAATCTATTTCCTTTTGCAACTCTTTATCTTTTGGCGTGTCGGTATCATCGAAGATCACCAAACTATCACGGAATGTTTCAAGATCGAGACTGTTTAAAATATCCATTTCAATAGGTATGTGGGTGTAAATCATTCCTTCGAATGAAGGATCGTCCTTAACATGACTAAGAACGAATACATCATTTCCTTTGTTAAATTTTTTATATAGTATCGCATACTGCTTTGTCAAATAACTTTTTCCCGCCCCAGAGCACGCGAAAATATATATTAACTCCCTTTCCTTTGTCAAAGTTGGCATGAACATAACATCTTTTTCCCAGTAATCAAATTTTTGATCGCCTCTTGACAGGAATTGTGTCGATTTATTTTTATTTGCTGTCAACAGATTGCATATGTCTTGCCTATCGATTACCCCGGTTGTAATCATCTCCTTAATTTTTTCTGCAGGAAGATCTTTTATGGTAGCATAGATGTCATTCAATCGATTGCCTGGTTCTGTCAAATACACGAATTCCTCGCCATCAGAGAAGGTTGCAATGATATCCTTAGAACTTTTCTTTTTTTCGTTCTTCTCGCTTTTTTTCTTGGACTTTACGACCTTCCAAGGTATTTTTTTAGTTACGGCCAATTCCATTTTATGACAAGAAAAAAATAAATTAATAAAAAATCAGATTTCACGCAGATTGGACCGAATATTTTTACAATCTACTACCTCTTTTTATATCTACATACAACTTGATATGAATCAATATATTTTATATCTATTTTTTATTTATTTTCTTAATATATTATATGGACAAAAATGGAGAACGATATTGACAAAAAGCTTAAAATAGTGATCAAAGGTCTTGGTAAGAAGAAAAAAGCATCAAAGGGCAGATTCGCTAGAATATCCATAGGAAAATATGTCGGAAAGAGAGGAAGCTATAAGTTTTACAAAGTCAAGGGAAGGATGGTCGCTATTAGATACCGCAAGCTACCTAAGGGCGGTGACGAGGTCGAACAACCAGAGGGTGACTATTATGTGGACATTTTACCATTTGCTAACGCTGATAGCTCAGAAGAGCCAGAATTCCATCCGGTTGAAGATGAATCATCAAGCGACGAATATATCCCACCACAAGAAAGAAAATTCGAAGAAGGAGATAGTGAATTAGCCCCTGAAGATCCAAAATTCATTGAAGAAGTTAAGGCATTGGAGATAATTCCACAAAAGAAAAAACGGGTTCCGTCTGCTAAACAAGCAAAATGGATGGCCTATGTTGCAAAAATAGCTGCATTGCCTGAGATGAAAAATAAATCCAGGGCATTCGTCATGCAGGAGGCATCAAGAAAGAGGAAATATTGTCCTGAATCATAATTATTTAATAACAGACTTTTTTATGTAATAAAATGAGTGTCCCATATGCAGATAATATCGTGTTTAATTTCTCGCTCTACAATAATGAGCCTGATAGTATTCCGGCAGAATTGTACATATCAAGAGACCAAGCATACATAGATAAGTTGGAGGACTATTATGTCCGTCTTATTGGCGCAGAATTCTCAACAGCACAGATCCCACTGTTTATCTATAAAGATGACATGACAGTTGAAATAAATAACGCAGGAAATATCAGTAGAGTAGTTGTTCAATTCCCCCAGCTATTCTCAACAGTCCCAAAGTATGTCGTTTTCGTCCAACAATTTTTGGAAGGAGTAAACCAAGCACTTGCAACAGCTCATACAAATTCACACGCTCCTGGGAATCCACCGTTATTTGTGTATGACGATGGTGAAATGAAGCTGCTTGTTGATCAAAGCTATAACCCAAATCTCCAATACATCGGATTCAACGACAATTTGATAAACAAATTCCCATCATTTATGGCAACATACAGTTTTCCCGAAAATATGTACTTCATGCTCTACAAACAATATGGAAATAATTTGTTCAACTCGTATCCTGGAGGAGTAAATTATCCTGTCTACATTCTTAGAGCAAACGTCACCGGCTATGCGGCTTTGCAAGAATTTTTCAATGTCTTGGTCACATGTTCATCTGTCCCAATCAACAAACAGCAGCTAAATAATTTGTCCATCAATACATCAACTTTGGGGATCCTCGATGTCATACCGCTGGGCTTTGATGATGTAACAAAAAGTATTGTCAAATCATATTTCCAACAAACCCCACAATATATTGACATTCTTAGTAGAGGAAAGTTGTCAGAAATCGATTTTAAGTTCTATCTCCTTGATGAAAATTATCGGATCATTCCGCTCTTCCTTCCACCGAAAACAACGGCAACAGTCCGATTCGAATTCGTAAATAAGAAGATTGTTAAAAATTACTATCCAGATATAAAGATCTAGGGTATATCTAATTTATTTTTTATTTTTTTCGTCCTATCGGGTGTTAGAAAATGGGAGACATTAAACTCTACAAAGTCACAGAGCCAAGAATCGACTTCGCCGAAGATAGCATCTACACTATCCCCGAATCGGCATCCGATATCATTTACAGACAATACCCTGTAACCACATATTCCGATAATAATATTACATTCCAACAAGCACTCGACCGAAAGTATGCCGTTTCATCAAAAATGTTCATGAACGTTCAATTCGATGTAACAATCACCGGAACTCCTGCAGTTGGAGGACGTTTAGTCCAACAAGGTACCTCAGGTCCACGTTTCCTCCCACTCACCAGTGTAACTCAAACACTCGAAGTTTCATTAAATAACCAAAGTTTCACCCAAAAAGTGAATTGGTACCATGATGCGCTTATGCGTTACAACAACACATCTAGCGAAATTGCTGCAGATTTGTCTATGTGCCCAAGTATGTTCGATTACTACCAAAACTACGACGATTTCCTATTATACGGAAGTGCCCTAAATCCATTAGCAGGAGTTGGTGAAGCAGGTCCAGGTATTGAACCTAGGGGAGGCTTTCCATACACAGTTATTGCAGGTAATGCCATCAATGGAAACACCGCCACCGTTCGTTTTAGAACTTACGAGCCTATTATCGTTTCTCCTTTGAACTGGGGACACGAAAACAGCAAATCTTTTAGAAATTTAACTACCATTGGTATCAATTACACCTTCCAAACTGATTTATCAAGAGTATGGTGTAGAGCGCCATCTGCTGGAGGAACAATCACTGGTATTACAGCTACCATTTCATCTCAACCAATTGTTGAACTCATTACTATGACACCAAAGATTTACCAACAAATCCAAACTCATCAAAGATATGCTTATGGAGAAATCCAAGCATTCCCACAAGCCATCGGAACCGTCGCTGCAGGTGCTAGTTCTCAAACTCAACTAAACAATATTACATTGTCCGGTGTTCCTTCAAGAATTTATCTCTATCTCCGTAGAAGAGATGCTGATAGGACATACGAGACGACCGATACTTATGCCAGAATTGATAATATCAGTATGATTTTCGGAAATAAGGATGGTATTTTCACACAATGTTCACCACAACAATTGTATGCCATTTCAGCTCAAAATGGTTACCTCGGTTCCTTCTCAGATTGGTACAAATACTCTGGATCTGTGTTCTGCATGGATTTCAGTAAGGATGTTCCTATTAAAGACCTTGAAGCCGCTGGTTTACAAGAAAATATCCAATTCCAAGTAACTGTTAACTTTAGCAATATTAACTTGTCTGAAGCAATCAACTTCACTATGTACGCTGTTGTTGTCTATGATGGCTTAGTTACTATCGATTCTGAAGCAATGGTCAACAAAGAACGTAACATCCTCACCAAATTATCTATCCACGATGCCTCTGTCGTGCAAATGCTACCATACAAAGCCGTTGACACTTATAGTGTTAGCGGAGGTTCATTTGGAAATAAACTTAGAAGGGTCGCATCAAGCGTCCAAGGAGCTGTCAAGAAAGGAATTGGAGCCTACAATGCTCTTCCTCCTGGTGTTAAAAGTCTTATTAAAGATACTGCAACCACTGGATTGGACCTTATTTCACCAAGAATCATGGAGGTCGCTAGAGACATTGGACCTGTTGCCAAGGATGTGATCGCTTCATTAGCCGGAAAAGGTTATACAGAAAATCAAATCTATAATGAACTTGCGAGAATGAGAGGAATGGGCTATGCTGGTGGGAAAAAACTTACCAAGGCACAGCTTAAAAAAATGATTGCTAATTAAAACACCGAGATAATATACCGATTTATTTAATATTTGTATTTTTTTATGGATCAAAATGAGTCAGTATTATGCAAAATATTTAGAACTTATTGCCAGTTACCAGGCATATGAAGCATACATAAATGGTTTGCAGGATGAACCTGTTAATGTGAGGATGATGGGACAGTTTTTTAATCCCAACCTGTACTTAGACACACAGCCTGTTATTCCTCCTCTTGCCACGATCAACATGGCGAATAATATTGGCTTGGTAAATTATACTGAGCCTGAGTTGGCAGATATTAATAACATCTTTAACTTTTTCGGTGGAGATAATTATTCGATGGGACGCGCTTTCCATGAATTCTGTACTTATTACATCCCGAGATTTGATGAAGGACTGATTGATACAATTGCCGATATCAAACTTGCATATTCGATATAAGCGAATAATTTATTTTTTTGGTATTACTGTTATTAAAAATGAGTTTAAACGAGTTAGTCTCGGATGACTATAAACCGTGGTTAAATGTTAGGGCAAATAATGTCATTATTGATGGCGATTTGTCAGTTAGAAATTCTTTTGAGGGATATGTATTAGGCTATGGGTTTGATGGAAATGTCTCATTCGGACCACAATTGAATATTGTGAATCTTGATATGGATGCTTTCGCACTTGTTCCTGTCCAAAATGTTGCCGATAATACGAAATTGAATTTCGCTCTAGGACCTATTCCAGAAAATAATTTTACTTTGAATCCACAGAATAACCTCCGTTGCATGGTGAGTGGTGTTTACATCCTCATCTTCAAATTTGTTGAAGCACAAAATTCTTCTACCATTGGGTTTCGCCCAAATCCATATTTAAGACTCAATAATGTAAACCAAAGTACGCTCAGTTTAAGGGTTCCATTATGCACTCAAACTTTTTCGAGCTACTCGGGATCACAAATGTCAAGTATTTTCACTGTTACCGCTAATGATGTATTGTCCATTCAGTTTGCAACACAGCCTCCATCAGGTACTTCAAATATGATGAATGAATACTTTGCATCAAATTTGATACTCGTTAAGATTGCATAAGCGCTTAATTATTTTTTTATTTACTTCTATTGCTATAATAAAATGAGTTTGAACGAAATAGTCGAAAACGTATACAAACCTTGGTTAAATCCATCGGTGAATAGTATCAGGATTGATGGCGATTGGACATATCATGAATCTGAAAAAACTAGCGGAGACAATCTCGTCCTTGATAGCAATCTTGTTGCTAGATGGACTACTTTGCCAGGGAATACTCCATATGGTAATGGAATAGCCGTTAGACCTGCTGCTCAAAATGTCTCAAGCACTGCAGCTTCCCTAGTTTTGAATTATCTGGCACCATTTTCCCCATTGTTTAATTTCACAAACGGGAACGACCATATTGTTATTGTCGAGCCAGGGACATACCTTGTTTATGCAAATCTTACCTACCACAATAATGTTGCAAATTCCTTCTTCATGGAAATGCAATTACAAAATACTGGATCCACCTACGACCCTGTTGCAGGTAGTAAAATAAGATCGTTCCCTGGAACAACTGTCTTCACGACAAATAGCCCCCTTTTTCAATACACATGCATATGCTCTGCATCATTGATTAAAACAACTGTCCCTAATAGACAACTAAAACTTGTTTGCTCAACATCATCAACAGGAAATTCTATTGATTCCGAATATTCATCATTTACCGTGATAAGAGTATCATCTATTGCATAAATATATTTTATTATTTTTTATATTTTGTCTTCATATAAAAATGAGTTTGAACGAGATATACGACGGCTCTGAAGGCCATAAATCATGGCAAAATTATCGCATTACAGACCTTAGTATTGCCAGGAATTTTAATATCGACACCGCTGGAGCGACTCCTGGTGATATTTTACAGTTAAATGGAAGTTTGGATTACACATGGGTACCATATTCAGCAACATCGACACAACCATTGGAATACGCTAAGGCAACATTTGGAACAGGCCAGGTAAATACAGGAGGAGGCAATCAACTCAATGTTAATGCAATTGGTGGAAGTGGTGTTTTTACTATTTCAGGCGGAAGAATCACTATTAATGAGACGGCCTCTGTGTTGATATTTTTGAATATCACATCTATCCCAACACAGTTTTCCCTTCCAATGTTTTCGTTAGTTGTTTATGACACTGACGGTGTAGCGAACTCGTTGTGCAAAATGTGTCCATATTTGACAACAAGTGGTAATCAATATACATCCGTTAATTGTATTGCCCCTGCACAACTTGGCCCCGGTTACACTATTGCTGTTCTTGGTGCTTTAATCGGTAATAGTTCACAGACATGTACTGTGATAACTACCGAGTCTAATATAAACATACTTAGACTAAATTAATTTCATATTATGTTTTTTTAATAAAAATGAGTGGCACCGATATAAGATCTCTACAACTTGTCATAAATTCCAAAGACAGGGAAGATTATGACACAACAACCAGTTCCGAATTTACTGTTACCCTCCAAAATCCGATTAATTTTGACATACTCGCATATGGCCTTGAGAGTTGTTGCTTGCCTAAAACAAGTTATAACATAAGCAATGGTGAATTCCAGGCAACCATGTCTACTGGCGAGCAAACATATAACATTACTCCAGGTAATTACTCCATCGTCGAATTATTATCAGCTATTTCTTCTGCTTTGTCTGTTGATGACGCCACAACGGTGTCATATAGCGCATCTACTATGAAAATAACTTTTACTTCTGCCTTTAGCGGATTTGTTTTAAATCCTAATCAAGTGGATTCTCCACTTGTTGAGCAGTTGGGTTTCCTAAATAATCTGGTATACCATAGCACAGCCGGTGTTCTTGTTGCGCCAAAAGTCTATGATATTAGCGGAATAAAAAATGTTTACATCAAAATTGCCCAGCTTACTGAATACATGCGGGACACAAAAAATCTTTCGAGCAACTTCAAGGTTGATTATGGCTGTCCCTATGGCAGTATCATATATTTTGCGAATAAGAGCAAATATGAACAATTTTATACAACTGCCCAGAATCACATAAGAAGATCAAGCAAATTTGATGTCCGACTCGTTGATGAAAAAGGAAACAATGTGGACCTTAATGGGTCCGATTGGAGCTTTGTTCTACGCTTCCTAACAAAGGATTTATATTAGATATAAATGTTTATTTTTTATTTTTTGTTGATTATTAGGTAAAAATGAGTTCATCAGACGAAACTCTTTCTCGACAGGCTGTAAAATCAGCAAAAAAAAGAATGGATTTTATTAGACATATTCAATCTATGGCTCTTCCAGACCCCAAACCAAAAAGTGCTAAACCATTAAATAATTCACGAGCGTCTATTATTGATGCCAAGGAGGCTAAAAAAATTCTCACCGCTTTGAGATTTGCCAGAGGCGTAATCAGCCGATTTGAGATGGACATAGGGGAAGATGCAGCTAACATGGTAATTGAACAACTCGATAATAGCATCAAAATTGTCTCAAAAGGCCTTGGATCAAATGAAAAACCAATGAAAACATCAGTGAAAAAACCAGGGAAGAACAAGTGGCATACTTTTGTTGCTGAGCTTCGAAAAAATCCCGAATATTCAGGCCTTCCATATAAGGAATTACTGAAGGTTGCTTCCACCCAATATAAGAAATAATACTAGGCGGTTAATTTACAAACTAACTCATCTGGAGTCATCTTATACTCGATTGATTTTTTTCGTAGGACGTTTACGAAATCCTCTACTGTCATGTAGTTATATTTTAAGTATAGGGCACAATACCTCCCACATGTTGCGATGTTATTACTTAATTTTTGTAATCTCATGTCATTGTATCGGATTGGCAGACCACTAGCTGCAAGAATGTTTATCAAATGTTTTTTGTGTT